TATCTCGTGCAGTGGTTCTTTGAGGAGCTGGCCCCATGACCGAAGAGCAAGAAAAGGCTATGGACGCCCTGATAGAAATGGTGTGCAAGCAGGATGCCTTTATCCAGAGGCAGAAAATTCTTCTTAACACATTGAACGAGCAAAATCTCGCGCTGAATCAATTGAACCTTGAACTGGCGGCCAAGATTGCCATGATCGAAGCGCTGGGAAAGGCGATGCTGTGAAAGCCGTCCTACTCAAAACCGCCCGGGGCCTGCACGGATCAACGCCCGCCGATCAGGACGCCTGGGCCAAATTCAAACGCCGGCTGGAGACCATGAAAGTGGGAACATGGATGCGCTTCGAATGGTCAAGCCCGAGGAACGGCAAGCACCACCGCAAGCTGTTCGCCCTGTTGCAGATGATCGCCGAGAACAGCGAGACCTACAACACGACAGAAAAGGCCCTGGTGGCGGTGAAGCTATGCACCGGCCATTTCGACCTGATGGCGGACCCGGAAACGGGCGAGATTATCAAGATTGCCAAGTCGATCAGCTTTGAGGCGATGGGCCAGGAAGACTTCGAGAAGTTCTACTCCGCGGCGGTCGACGGCGTTTTGGCCTACATCCTGCCGCAGATGGACCGCGAGACCTGCGAAAAGCTGGTGGACATGGTGGTGGAAGGGTGGGCATGACTCTCAAACGCACCCCGTTCAAGCCCCCCGAACTCAAATCCTGCGAGGGGTGCGGCAACGACTTTATGCAGACCCGGTCAATGCAGTTCGTTTGCTCCATGATGTGCGCCTCGAAGCTGGTGCGCCGGGCGCGGACCCAGGAAACCATGCAGACCCGGATTCGCAAGGAAGCTATGAAAAGCCTGCGCGAGTTGCTGGCAGACGCCCAAGTGGCCTTCAATGCCTTCATCCGCGCCAGGGATGCGGGTAAACCCTGTATTTGCTGCGGCAAGCCGTTCGAGCCCAACAAACCGGGCGGCAGCATGGACGCCGGCCATTACCTGAGCCGCGGCGCCAGCCCACAGCACCGATTTAACGAAAACAACGTCTTCGGGCAACGGAAAAACTGTAACCGGCCGGGCGGGGCAAGTCGGGACGCATTCCGGGCCGGCGTGCTTGCCAGGATTGGCCAGGACGCGCTGGAAGCCCTGGAGCGGGACAACCGCGTGCACAAGTGGACTGCCGACGAACTGAGGTCAATCCGGGCCACCTATCGGGCGAAGCGCAAGGAACTGAGGGCGACCGCATGAAAACCGGACTTGAGCGCATCGGCCGCAACTTCACCCCCGAGACCGCAAACCGGATGTGCTTGGACAAGCGCAAGTTTGACAGCAGGAACGAGGCCAGGGACTTTGCGATCCGGGGTAGAAAGCTCTTTGGCAACTCGTCGACCAGCTCCTACAAGTGCAACCTCTGCAATGGATTCCACCTGACCAGCCTGAAAAAGGCTGATAGCGCGGCGGTGAAGCGGATAAACTGGCGGAAAGTCATATGAGCCAAGCCCATCCCAAACGCCGAGATTGGTTCCGCATCCTGCGCGACCTGATGGCGGCCGGCGTATCCATGGCCAAAGTCGCCAAGGCCGCCGGGCGTGACCAGAAAACGGTGTCGAACTGGGCCGAAGGCGGGGAGCCCAAGGATTCCGACGCCCGCGTGGTGCTGGCGCTATACGCCAAGTTTTGCCCGGAAAAGTATGCCGAGCACTGCCAGGAATTCACGCCACTGACCGAGGTCATGGTGTGGGGCTACCTGGAAAGCGTGAAGGCCGAAATTGTCAGGCGCATGAACGGAACAACTCTAGGAGAACGATGATGATGAAAGTGAAGATGTTGCTAAAAACTGGAAGACTGCAAATCTGCCTCATAAATAAATTTCGCCTGGTTCTTGGCTGTTTTTACGGGGTATTGACAATTCAGGTACTTGGCCTCGGGTTTTATTTCGACTTGAAGGCCAAAAAAGACCAAGCGTATGGAGTCACCGTCACCAAATGGGATTTTGAAATGGAATACGGCGGGCGCCGTATTTTTCGCATATTTCCATGGGCACCCATGTGATCAATGGGAGAAAAGCGATGAAGCCAACCGACGAGCCATTTGGCCCTATTAATAGATCACAGCCAAAGTTCTGGTGCCATCCGAATCCAGGAATCCATGAAACCAAGACGCGAGAGGAAATCCTTACTGAAATGGAGCGACTATGGATTGAAATGGAGCGTAACAATTCGATGCCATACATGATTCAGATTAAATCCAAGCCCTGGTATCACGCCACCTGGGCCTGGATACGCCGGGCAGCCGGAGCGCCAGTGCGGGGAATGAAGTGGCTGCTGGGGGAAGACCAATGATGTCCTCAATACTGAGGCACAGCAAGACGCACCGGGCGGCCACGAGGAAAGCCCGGAACAGGCAGATCGAGGCGAATCTGAAAGGGATATGGGATACGCTGGTGGCCGGATCGTGGGACTCCATGCCGGTCCAAACCCGCCGGGTAAAGCTTGCAGACGGGAGAGTGGGGACAATGCTGGAGAGCTACTTTGGGCCGTAAATCCAAGCTCACCAACGCCCAGTGGGAAACCATAGGCAAGCGCTTCCTAGCCGGAGAGAAGCCCGCCAGTCTTGCCAAAGAGTACAAAATTGATCGTTCTGCCATCATCCGAAAGTTTTCACACCAAATCAGTGTGGTAAAAACCGTTGCAAATCAATTACTTGCGGCAGACGTTGCGCTAAAGGGTCTTCCAATTGCACAGCAAATCCAAGCTGTGACTTTGGCTGATGACCTGCGTGCGATATCAATGCACCTGGCTGGCGCCGCAAAATTCGGATCGGCCACAGCGCACCGGCTGGCTGGAATTGCGAACGCCAAGATCGAACAGATCGACGACGCCGACCCACTGGGGGTAGAAAGCCTGGAGGCGCTTAAGGGAGTATCCGCCCTGACCCGCCTGGCCAACGACGCATCGACCATCGGCGTGAACCTGCTGCAAGCCAACAAGACAACCATCGAGAAGATCAACAACGAAAAGCCGCCCGAAGAACTGGAACCACTGCGGCCCCAGATCAGCCGGGAGGAATGGGTGAAGTTGCATACCTGATGTGGCGACCGCAAAAAGGCCCGCAACTCGCAGCCAGTGAAGCCGACTGGTGTGATGAGCTTTTTTTCGGCGGTGACCGAGGCGGTGGCAAGTCAGACTTCCAGCTCGGGTATCAGGAAGAAGGAGCTTTGAGATACGCCAAGGGGCACCGCGGCATCATGTTCCGCAAGACCTACCCTGAACTGGAGGAATTGCAGGCCAGGGCCATGGAGGTTTTCCCGTGCGAGGGGGCTACCTTCAAAAGCCAGCCCAGTGCCGACTTTCCATTCTCGAATAGCTGGTATTGGCCGAGCGGGGCCAGCGTCAAGATGCGCTACATCGAGAACGAGAAGGATTACGGCCGGTATCACGGGCACCAGTACACCCGAATCAGCTTTGACGAAGTCACGGAGTACGCGACCCAGGCACCGCTGCTCAAGATGCTATCCACGCTGAGAAGCCCATACGGAATTCCGTGCAGCACCAGGTCAACCGGCAACCCGGGCGGGATTGGGCATGTCTGGGTCAAGGCGCGGTACATTGAAGTCGGCCCTGAGAGGAATATTTACCTGGACCCAACGACAGGCTTTGCCCGCATGTTCGTGCGCAGCAAGCGCGCCGACAACAAGGTGCTGGCCAAAAACGACCCGGGCTACATCAACCGCATTCTGGCGGCCACTGAGGGCAACGAGGCATTGCGCCGAGCCTGGGTAGATGGTGACTGGAACATCGTAGCTGGAGCCTTCTTTGAGAACTGGCGCAGCAATGTGCATATCGTTCCCAGATTCACGCCGCCCAAGCACTGGACCCGTGGCCGGTCGATGGATTGGGGAAGTGCGCACCCGTTTTCAATCGGCTGGTGGTGCATTGCAGAGGATGAGTGGGTGACGATGGCCGATGGGTTAGAGCGCAAGTTTCCCAAGGGTGCGCTGATCCGATACCGGGAATGGTACGGCGTGGAACGCGACGAGGCCGGAAATCCCAAGCCTGACGTTGGCCTGCGCCTGGACGTGGAAGTGATCGCCAAGGGCATCAAGCAGCGCGAGGGCGGCGAGATCATCAACGAACAGATGAGCCCGGCCGGCACTGACCTTTGGAAACAAGAGGGGGGCCCATCCTTCGCCGAGCGCATGCGTGCCATTGACGGCATGACCGGGCCGCGTTTCAAGATGGCAGATACCAGCCGCGTGACGGGATGGCAGCAGGTCCGGGGACGCCTGAATGGTGAGGATGGGCGTCCCATGCTCTATGTTACCGAGGACTGCCGGGACTTCATCCGCACCTTTCCGGCGCTGCAAAACGACCCGCACAAGATGGAAGACGTGGATAGCAGCGGAGAGGACCACATCGGCGATGAAACCCGGTATATGTGCATGGCAAGACCTTGGAGCACCGTCAAAGGCCCGCGCACCATGTCAGGCCCCAAGCCGTGGACGCTGGACTGGATCATTGCCAATGATGGGAAATAAACCCCGGCTGTTCTTTTTCCGTGGCTGGTGGCGATGCACCGATAACCGAATTGCCACAAGCGGCAGAACTGTGCGCCAAGCCTATGAGCGTTGGGCTGGTCGTGCGCAGTGGCGAAGGCTTTGGGGCAAGTAGCCCAAAACTCGGAAGAAACTCCAGTGCAGATGCCGCTCAATAGCGTGCATGAGTATTGCCGCCGCCAACGTCTCGCCCAACTTCGCCCTGCGCCGAGTCATTCATGCTAATGACCTGAAACGCCTGCAAGAACCGGCGGTCATCCGTGAACACCATGGATTCGACTCCGACGGTGAAAGTTACTTTGTCTACACCGTGGCCGGCTGGCTGGATGGCCAGAACATCGCCGGGATGATGGGCGGCGCCACGATCGGCGGCGACGTGATCGTGATCCATGCCCGTGACGAAGCAACCGCTGATGCCATGGCCGGGCTGGGCCTGGAAGACACCATCAACGCCCTGCACCAGGAAGATGAGCGCATCGCCGATGCCATGGCGGCCCAGAACCGGCTTCGCACCGTGGGCGCCGTCGAGCGCCTGAATCTGGCAACCAAACCCAACGCTGACAAGTCCGACGCCTTTGTCGAGGACGTGGACAAGCTGCGTGTGCTGGTGGGGGACGACATCGTTATGACATCTGGTCACTAAAGTAAAAACCATGCAAGAAACACTCAAAGACCCAAGACAAACCGAGATCGAAAACGCTATCGACTGGACGCAGGCTCCATTCGGAACCATCGCCTATCGAGCGAAAAAATGGCACGGTGAAATCCATGCCCATTGGGTATTCCGGGGAAATGTCAATGGATTCCCTATTGGCAAAAAGGGGCCGGGCGCACCGAGTTTTGGGCTGGAGTCCATGCTGAACGAATGCGTGACCGGAGAGCCCGAGGAGTGGTCTTGTGTGAGCGTCCCAAATCCTGCCGCAACTGGCGAAAACGAAGCTTTGTATGAAGAACAGATTGAGGCTTTGACGGCTGGGCACTGATATGGACATATCTTCTTTAGCCCTGAATCCAAGCCAAATGGTGACCTGTGGAAACAGGTTCTATGTGTGGTTCCGGTTTTCTCTCGGAGCCAAGAAGGTGACGCTAAAGCTCGGCGTGATGGATGACTTCGGAAACTTGGTCGATGTAACTCATCAGCACTGACATGGAAGAACAAGAAGAAATTCACTGGCGCTCGATGGTCAACAGAACGACAGTTGATGTTTCTAGGCTGGGTAAGGGACCGGATTGGGCCAAGTTCTTTGAGAGCAAGGTGATCGAGTCAAAACAAGCCAGCGAAAAGATTGCGTTGACAAACGATCTTGAGTATTTGGTACGAAAACATTACGCCCTTTTGCAAACCATGGACCCGGTGAAAAGAGTTAAAGCCATCGCGCAAGGTGTTGATTTTTTCATGTCCGTTATCAAGGACGACTATACCCTGAAGATCTGAGTTCCCCGGGGCGGTGCGGCCCCTTGCTTCGCACCCGGATAGCAAGACCGTTTTTTGCTAGGGCGAGAGCCCAAAGGAGATTGAATCATGTCTTTGAAAGCGAAATCACTCGGGTCTGCCGGCTCTGCCGTCGATATGATCCTGATCACGGGCGGCACCAACGCCACCCCCATCGTCATCACCGTGGCGGCCAACAGCGGCTTGAAGACGGGCGACCGCCTGGCCATCGCTGGTATCACCGGCCTGACCGCGGCAAACGGCGAATGGACGCTGAACATGCTCACCGCCACCACGTACCAGTTGATGGGCTCGGTCGGCAATGGCACCTACGGCGGCACGCCGCGTGCTTGCCAGATTTTCGACGCCACGCCCACGATGAAAGGTCACTCCGGTGTCTTGCAAATCGGCGGCAATCTGATCGGTACGCTCACCTTCACTGCCTACGAATCGCTGGCCGAGTTCACGGCGAATGACAACTCCCTGCTGGGATTGGTCGTGGCGCCGATCGTGTCGAATGCTGTGCAGGGCGTGACCAATACCAACGCTACCAGCGCGAGTTCGTCGACCAAGGCCACCTCTGCCCTGGTCATGGCTCTGACCAACGCCGGCAGCGAGTACGAGGTCAAACTGTCCAAGTACCTGCACGCCACCATTTCGGCCTACACCTCTGGCACGGCTATCGCGACCGTTCAGGCTTAACGCCCGATGCCAGGGATTGACGACACCCAAACCCCATCGTCAGCGGCAGATCGTGAGATCCCCGCTGACGAAAAGGCGCTCGTCAAGAACTGGAATGAACGCCTGGAGGGTGGGCTCAAGCGCGTAGAGAAGATTTTCAAGCAGTTCGAGCGCAACCGGAAACTGCTGGCAGGAAAGCCCACAGGCGAAGGAGAAGACGCCAAGAAAGTGCGGGCAAACCTGCACTACGCCAACATGGCGGCCATGCTGCCCCAGGTCTATGCCAAAGACCCTGAATTCGCTGTCCAGCCTTCGTATGGGGTTGATCCCCAACAGGCCGAACTGATCAAGGCTTTTTCCACCACCTCGGAGAAGGTGCTCACCAAGCTGGTGGTCAAGGATGCCCGGCTCAAACGGGCTTCAAAGAAGATGCTGCGCTCGGCATTCGCCACGTCCATTGGATGGTGGAAAGCCAGTTGGCAGGAAGAGCGCAAGAAAGACCCGCTCATCTTACAGCGCCTGGACGATACCCAAGACAACATCGAGCGGATCAAGGCACTGTTGCAACAAAGCAACGACCAGGCCATGCAGTCGCAGCACGAACTCAAGATTGCTGAACTGCACGAGGCTGTAAAGGGCTTGGAAATCCAGCAAGAAGTGACCGTCGCCCGGGGCATGGTGCTGGACTTCGTGATGGCGGAAGACGTGATCGTATTGGACGACAGCGTACGGTCGATCACTGATTACCTAATGGCTTCCGCCATGGCGCACCGCGTCTGGTTCACCGAGGAAGCCTATCAGACCAGATTCGGCTACAAGCCCAAAAAGGCCAAGTCCTACACCGAGAAAAACGGCACCATTGAGAAGGGCGCCGATGAAAAACGCACCAATCTGTATTGCGTGTGGGAAATCTGGGACAAGTCAGCCAATCGCATCTACCTGGTCTGTGAGGGTGAGGAAGGCTTCTCTGAGCCACCGAAATCCCCGGACTGGACCGGAAAACGCTGGTATCCGTTCTTCGGCTCAGCTTTCAATGAGATCGACGGCGCGTTTTACCCACTGTCAGATGTCGAGCTGACCGAAAAGCTGGTCGAGGAATACAACCAAAACAGGGAAGACTTTGTACGGGACCGCAAGGCTGCGTTGCCCCTCAACGTGGTGCGCGAGGGTGGATCGCTCAAAGACGAAGACATCAAGGCTATCAAGAATCGTCAGGGCGGCGACATCATCGTGATCAGCGGAGTTGGCAACAACCCGCTTCAAAACGACATTTTCAGCGGCTCACTGGCACAGATCAAAGCCGAAAACTACGACACCGCGCCGGCCCGCCAAGACATGGAACAGATCCTTGGTGGAGGTGATACGGCGCGGGGCTCGGTAATGAAGGCCAAGACGGCGACCGAGGCCGAGATTCTGAGCCAAGGCTTACGGGGCAGATCAGCCGAGCGCCAGGACACCATGGAGGACGTGCTCAACGAGTTGGGTCCCTACGCCCTGGAAATGTTCCTGCGCAAGCTCACCGAACAGGAAGTCAAGTCGATTGCTGGACCCGAGGCCGTCTGGCCGAAGCTCAGCATTGACGAAGTTTTCAACCTGGTCACTGTCGAGGTGCGTGGCGGATCGACCGGCAAGCCCGACCGGCTGCAGGAACAGGACCGCTGGACCAAGTTGCTGCCCGTCATCGAAAAGACCATGCAAACCGTGTCCGACCTGCGCGAGAAGGGGCAAGACCAGCTCGCCGACGCCACAGTTGCTCTGGCGCGCGAGACTCTTCGCCGGTTCGATGAGCGCCTGGACATTGACCAATTCTTGCCGCCGGCACCTAAGGGCCAGGACGATCCGGCATTACTCAAACAGCAGTTGTTCCAGATGAAGGCCCAACTGGAAGAAATGACCAAGATTGCCAAGGATGCGCAGGAACAGGTAGAGAAGGGCTACGTGTCGGCTGCGGCAAGCATCGCGACATCGAAAGATCCGATGGCAGCCGCCCAGGCATTCAGCGCGGCCCTGAGAATCGTGGACGGCGACATGGCGGCATTCGATCAAATGCCGGTTGTCCCACCCCCGGAAGTTGTGGCCGCTCCGGCCCCGGCAGAACCTGCGCCCCCCGCCGGCCCGTCGCCCGATGTCATGGCCATGGTTCAGGCAATGGGTGGCCAGTCTCAAAATCACGGCGCAATGGCGGATTCAATCGCCCAACTCGCCCAAGCCGTTGGGATGCCGAAGTCTGGCGAAATCTCACCGGAAATCACGGCCCTGATTCAGGCACTTGGATCGCAGGCCCAGGGGCATGGGGCCATGGCGCAGTCGATCGGCAGTCTGGCGCATGCGGTCGGTCAGCCCAAGGTCAAGATTCCTGTGCGTGACAAGGCAGGAAACATCACGCACGTTGTTGAGCAAGGGGCAGGATCATGACCATGGGCCGCGCGACAAACCTGCGAAACGCCCAAATGGACGCGATCACCACGTTTGTCGGGAATGCGGGAAAATTCCAGATTTACGACGGCGCACGTCCGGCAACTGGTGGCGCGGCCACCACGAAACTGGCTGAATTCACCACGGGCTCGCCGTTTGCACCAGGATCAGCGGCGGGTGTCTTGAGCCCAACCATCCCGAGCGCAACGACAGGCCTTGCCGCGGGGACCGCAACCTGGGCCAGGCAGACCACATCAGGCGGGACTTTCTGTACCGACTATTCAGCCGGTGTCGTGGCCAGCACCAGCGTGACGGGCTCAATCAACACGCCCACGGTGACGGTCGGCTCAGCGGCTGGTATCTCGATTGGCATGTACGCATCTGGCACTGGCATTGCATCCGGCGCCACGGTGGTGGATGTTACCGGCCTTGTCGTGACTCTGAGCAAAGACAACACCGGGGCAGTCTCAGGAACCGGGACATTCAGCCCGGACGTGGTGCTGAACACGGCCACTATTTCTATCGGTGTCGCGGTGTCTGTTACTTCTTGGACCGAGTCCTGCGGGAATGCGTGATGTCTGACGCACACAAGAATTTCCCCTATAGCACGGTGGCCACGGCGCCCAGCCCGGCCACCACGGGTGTTTCTCTGGTGCTTGCGGCTGGTGGTGGGGCTTTGATGCCTACGGTGCCGTTCAATATGCCGATCTGGCCGACTGGAGTTCAACCATTGGCATCCAATGCCGAAGTGGTGCGAGTCACAAACATTGCCACCGATACATTGACCATTGTTCGGCAGCAAGAAGGATCAAGTGCCAGAACCATCGTCATCGGGGACCAAGTAGGAGCGCTGATCACAAACAAAACCCTGACGGATATGGACGGCCAACGCGCACCGACAGATGACATGCTCATCCAGGCAAACTGCAGTCAGGTCATCCCAAGAAAACTGCTGATTGCTTCAGGCAAGAAATTCGTGATTGGCTCTGGCGCCGCATTGAGGATTTTGTAATGGCTGAACTTGACCTGACCAGCATCGCAGCGGGCTCCATCGCAACCCCGGCTGCAGGCGTCGTTGCCGCGTATGCCGACTCCACCGGAAAGCGCTTGTTCCAAAAGGATGAGTTCGGATTGGCGTTGCCCCTGGTGTCGCCGCACCGCGTCAATGTGCTGGACTATGGCGCCAAGGGCGACGGTTCGACCAATGACAGCACGGCCATCCAGAACGCCATCAACGCGGCGGGTGCGATGGGCGTTAGCGGGCGCGGTGTGGATGTATTTTTCCCGGCTGGCGTTTATTCTCTGGGCACGGCGTCGCCAATCACCTGCAACTTCAACAATGTGATGCTGGTCGGAGAGGGGTGGCAATCGACCATTCTTTACTACACCGTCGGAACCACGGGCGACGTGCTACAGATCGGGAACGGAGCCAGCAAATCCGGCTGCGGCCTGATCGGCCTGAGCGTATGGAAGTCAGCCGCCGGCACTACCGGCTCCAATATCAACATCAATGCAATGAACGATTGCCTGGTGCGTGATTGCGTGGTGAATAACGGATTCAACGGCATCACGATCCAGGGCGCATCGATCAAGGTATGGATTGACCATGTGGAAGTCAACAACGCAGGCGTGACAACCGGCGTTGGCATCCAGGTCACCAATGGCGCCGCTGGCGATACCTACATTACCGACTGCGTGATGTCCAACAACCCGGCCAACAAACCCGCGGCCGGTATTCAGCTCACGCAAACCGGGCATTGCTCCATCCTGCGCTGCAACATCACGTCATGCGTAAAGGGCTTGCACGTTAATCCTTCGACCTCGCAAGACGTGAGTTATCTGTTCATTGACCACACGTTATTCGATTCATGCGGTTCGCATGGCGCGCATTTCAATGGCACCACGGCGGCCACCTCGCGCATCCGCAGTGTGGTTTGCTGCGACTCATGGTTCAGCGGCACCACGGCGGCTGGCAGTGGCATTGAGTTCACGGCATCAGGCGGCGCCATCGTAGACGGCTTCTCATTCCTTGGTTGTCGGATTCTGAACAACTTCAACGCTGGCGTCACCATCAATGCCGGGCCAACCAATATCAGCTTTACAGATAGTGAGATTTGTGGCAATGGCACGCAGACGATCAACACGTCAGATGGCATATCGATTGCGGCCAACGCATCGGGCATATCCCTGCTGAACAACAAGATAGGCCAGGCCGGCACAGCCGCCAACCAACAGCGCTATGCCATCAGTGTGGCGGCCGGCACCGGGGCGGGGCTGGTCTTCGTCGGCAATGACTGCCAGCCCAACGGCACAGTGGGCACCAATGGGTATATCAACCTTGGCGCGGTCACGGGTGGCGGCAACATCATGGACAACAACCTGCCCACCACCGGCATAGCGCGCGGCGACTCGCGCGTGGCAGCTACGGCCGCCATTACCACGACCGACACGCTTTTGAGTGTTGCTACCGCCTTCTTTAACCGTTTCATGGCCAACGGCTGGCGGGCTGGCCAGACGGCGCGCTTTGTAGTCTGGGGTGCGGCAACGGTCACCACCGCGCCCAGCACCTGGCAAATGCGCGCGCGCTGGGGCACTGCCAACAGCACGGCTGATGCGGCCATTGCAGACAGCGGCGCGGTGACCAGCGGAGCCGTTGGATCGTCCAATTTCCGGGCCGTGTTCGAGGTGACGTGCCGTACAGTAGGCGCGAGCGGCACGTTCCACGGCACGCTGTCCTTAGTCACCAGTTCGGCTACCTTGGGCCTGCTGCCGATCAATGCTACAACCATCGTGCCCACCTTCACTGCCGGCAATACCACGACGTCCAATTACCTGAATTTATCGCTGGTGGGTAGCGCCAACGTGTCCATCACCGTTCAGGGGTGCACCATGGAAATGGTGACGCCGTAAATGACCGGCTTCACCTACCCAGGCCAAAGCTATCCAGGTGGGATACCGTTAATTTCTTCTGGAGCAACGCCTGTAACTGCGGCAGTCGCTGTAATTCAGGATGACAACACAGCCGCCATCGTCGAACAGGTCAAGGTAACCGCAGTCATCACGGCGCTGCAGCAAGACAACGTAGCCGCGATTGTTGAGAGCGTCAAGGTCAATGCAGCGATAGGGGCAACGCAGGACAACAACACGGCAGCGATTGCTGCGACGGTGACCGCCAGGGCAGCTATAGGAACGCTCCAGCAGGACGATGCGGCTGCGGTGGTGCTGAATGTCCCAGTGGCTGGAGTCACGGCGGCAGTAGGGACCATTCAGGATGATGACCAGGCGCAGGTTGTCGGGTTTGTCGTCTCGCCCTTGCCCGACCTGCGGATCAGGGATGGCGGTGGGACGCGGTATTTGCAGACCGTCAAGAAGAAGAAAAAGCAGGATGACCCGCAGGAATTGGTTGCCGCGGTAGCCGTTGAGGTCGCAGCCGAGATTGAACGCGAAGAGAGCATTCCAGGTCCGCAAGATCGAAGCAGAGACGCCATCCGAATTCATGACGATGGCC